GATATTGCCTGTGGTGTTATTGAACAGAGAAACAACATCACCAGCAGCGAATGTGCTGTTTGGAATAGTAATAGACCCGCTTGTACCAATACCGACAAACTCTCCAATATCCGATGTTGCTAAGGTATATGAAGTAGTCTTATCTGATCCAGACTGAGGAATATTTAAGAAACCTAGCGAATAATTAGCACCCGGATCAGTCAGAGTAATAGTTCTATTAGCTGACAATGTACCCGGAGTAATCGTCGCAGCAAATGAACCTGTACCACCTGCTCGACCAGCAATAACTATCGCATCCTGAGTTGATGCAGCCTCAGAACGAATAGCACTAGCAGCCCTAAATGTTTGAGCCGCTACAAACGTCTGAGTGTTGTCAGTTACAACAGCTTTTTCACCCGGATAAGTCGCAAATACGTCTTTAGTGCCAGCACCAAAGTTAACCGCACTATTACTGTTCGACGATTTTAGGATCGTAGTCCTAGCCAACGTACCAGCACCTACCGTACCTACGCCTATCTCATAATCAGCACCTAGCGTGATCGTGTAGTAGCAAGTATTAGTATCGCCAATTGCTGAACTAAAAGTCCGAAAACCCGTTACAGCCCCGTCCAGCGTCAATGTGCCTGTGCCAGTCGTGGTGGACGTTTCACGAACTCGGTCAGCAATTACTAAAGGCATAATTACTCCATAGTCACGGAAAGGTTACCAGTCGAGATCGTAAACACATCGCCAGAAGCAATCGATTTAGACGCATCTAGTGGTGTGTAATACAGCAAGTTACCGCTAGTCGTGGCATCCAAAATGCCGATGTGTGTCACAGTTCCCCATGTACCAGTTGCAGTCGGGAAAGTAACTGACGCGCTGTTAGTTGATACACCATTACTAGGCGCACCAAACGTCACAGCAGTACGAGCATAGGAGCCACCAGATACCTCAGTACCTGTATTGCCTTCACCCGGATCGCTAGTGTAAAGACCTACATAAACCGCAGCAGGGCTTGTGTAGGATGTATTGCGGAGAACTGCGTTAATGACAGCATTCTCCAAATAGTTCGACATCTCTGCCATGATTTCACCTCACGTTATAAGACATACTCATTGGTTGACCTGAATACTCACTTGCTTGGTCGGTCGTTGAGATTCCCTCAATCGCCCTAGAATACAAGGAAGCCCAAGTCTGCAACCTCGCATCATTCATCAAATACGGTTCTGCCTCACCTAGAGCCGCATACAGCAACGCATCAGGACAGATCGCTAGGAATACGTTACTAGCGTTAGTGTCACTCAATAGCGCAGGTTTAGCGTAGTACAGCATTTGAGCCGTATAAGTCGAATCAGGAACTGGAGCTAATTGCATCTCAGCACCTAAGATCGTGTAATCAACTGGCTTACCAGACTCAGTTACACGCGCTGTTTCGTAGAATGAATTAGGAGCTTTGTAGCGCAATGTTGATACCGGATTGGTATTCAAATGAATATCGCGCATCGATAAGAAGTCTGTCGGCAACCCTAGAGTCGAATCACCGCCAGTTGTTGCAGCAGTCGCAACTACCAACATTTGCCGAATCCGTAAGTCTCGCTGCAAACGGTACTCAGCCAACTGAATAAAATCAGGAATAACAGAAGTCAGATCACTACGCGCTAGGTAGTTCGCTACCGTGTTCTTTAAGTCGCTGTAGGTCAGGATCATCTCATTCCTCTAGTTGCTCAAAATCTTTCCAGCCATATTCGTAAGTGCCAATGTGCCGGATGTGCATCGATAACTCATGGTCTACATACGTCTGAAAGCCCTCAGAACCGGCTTTAACGCAGAAATACACATCCTCACCACAGACACCACTAGCACCCCATCCAGCGTCAAACCAAGGTCTGCCAGTCTTTTCAAACACCTCTCGACGAATCATCACAGCACCAAACCCTACCGCTGTAACTTCCTCGATACCTTCTTTCCCGCGAGAATCAATGTTCGACCACTCATGAACGAGAGTCTCCCCATCCATGTACTTACGCAACATCTTCGCAGTCGGTGTTACTGGCTTACGTCTAGTCGTTGCATTGACACCAACTATCGGAACTTCACGACTTAGCATAATGCTAATGATGTCATGAGGAAACCGCATATCGCTATCAATAAACAATACTGCGTCGCAACCTTCTTTAAACGCTACTTCTGCCAACTTCTCACGCTGGTCAAATATCAGCGTTCCCGGCATTGTATATAGGCTCAAACCGCCTTTGCCATCTTTACAACGAACTGACGCATCATGAGCCGCCATTCGAGCAAAATCAAAAGCAAAACCTGTGTGAACCTCATCCCTACATGGTACGCAAACACCAACTCTCATACAGTTCCTCGATACGTTTTCCAGACAGCATTATCAGGGTCGTTTAGCCACTTAGCAAACCCAACGTCATCCACCACGTTAAAGCCCTTCATAATCCCCATCTGGTTAAGTACATCTATAACCGTAAAAGGAATTCTGGCTACATGGTGCAGATCGTTAAGATGCCCTTTTCGCTCTTTATCGAAATCTAACTGAGCCTTGTTAGCCTCAATGATCTCGGTAACGTCCTGTTTAGTCTCGATGACGATACCACCGTCACCATCCTCATATGCTGTTTGAGTCCGTATCGGAGTACTCATAAATCCTTTCGTAGTTCCCCCTAGCCCGTAGGCTAGGAGGATTTGCTACTAAAATGTTTACAAACTCATATCTAGATCGAAAATTCCGCCATGAGCTGCTTCGTTCTTAACTTCAAGAGTGACTTCAGCCAGCAACTGAGTATTCTCAGAGTCACCAGTCTTAGCCAGATCGTTAGTCTGGAACGGACGCAGATACGCTAGTGCTGCGTATTCTGGATCGAGTACCAGAGCATCACGGGTACGCATGAAACGGTTAGGAACAACCGACATCGTGCCAAAGTCAGACATATAAACGTCAGCCGCACCGATAATGGTGGTCGGAGTGTTACCCGGAGCCATGTAACGCTGTGCAGCGATACCAGCAAACGAGCTAACCTTCTGTTTACCAGCAGCACCAACCATCAGAATCTTAGGTGAGCCACCAGATACGAACACCTCAGACACCACAGTCTTGAGCAGAGTCTCGGTGAAAGTACGCTGTGTGCCATCAGTACGAGTCGATACGCCGATAGTTGCTGGATCGGAACCGTCAGAAGCCTTGTCCGAGTTAGTCTTGATCCACGACAGGATCGAACCGAGCTTACGAGCAATGGTTGATGTACCAGCCGAACGACCTTGGTTAGCCAACAGGATAGTTTCCAGATCGCGCTTCAGTTCAGCCGATGCTTTAGCCAACTGGTAAGCCTTTTCTGACTTACGACCTGCCTTGTTTACTGTGTCCAGAGTACCCGAAACCTGAACGGTTTTTTGGATGATCTGAGTGTAGTTACCAAGACGAACGGTAGGAGCCAGAGTAGCCGATGTAGCGTCTGCACCTTCAATCGCTGCGTTAGCAGTAGTAGCAGCAGCTAGGCTGTCAGTCTGCCACTCGTGGTAAACGGCTGTTGCTTTGGTCTTGCCAATCGATGACATAAACGGTGTTTCCGTTGGAGAAATGTCATAGATGATGTCGGTCAAATCTTCGCGCTGACCAATTGCGCTATGTGCTGTAAATGTAGGCATGATAATTTCCTATAAGAATCGTTCAAATGCTTTTGCGGCATCAGCAACCCTTCCGGTCTGCTTTGCTCGCGCTTTTGCTTTCCTCAGTTCATCGCTAACTTCCCGGCCCTGAGCAACACCCGACTTAACAACCTTCGGAGCCTCATTAACACGCTTCGTAATCCCCGGTTTAGAGGATTGCAACTTGTCGTATTGCATCGCCTTGTATAGCGTTAGAACCTGCCGAGAATCATAGATTCCCGATAACTCTTGGTCTGAAAACCCTAACTTTAGGCCAAACTCCCTCAGTTCTCGCCGAGTTACTTCACCCTTTTGCGGATCAGCATATTCAGGTATTGCCTCTGCCAGCTTACGAGACTCAGCCTGTATTACCTGACCGAGTTGCTCCTGACGTTCCTGCTGTTGCTGCTCTGCAATTCGCTGTCGTTCCATTTGAACTTGAGCTAACTGCTTTTCCCGCTGTGACATCTCAGCGACCTTAACGGCATAACCGATTGGGTCGTTTTCCTTCAGGTAATCCAGATTCTCAGTTTCCGGCTGCTGGTTAAGCATTTGCTCAATCACTTGCAACCGTTCCGCATACTGATCTCGCAAGTATCTGGCTTCTTCGATACGCTGTCGTTCAGCCTCGACTACCTTACGTTCCTCAGCTACGGCTTGCGATTTCTTTGTATAGTCTGTGCCAAGTTGATAAGACTTGATAAGCTCATCAAGGGTTACCTCACGTTCTTCACCGGCTGCTTTCACCCGGAACGTCTGAGGCTCCTCTTGCTCATCCTGCTCATCTTCTTGTTCTACCTCCGACTCGTCATAAGACTCATCAGATTCGGCTTCGCTATCGTTGGCCTCTGCTTGCAGTTCTGGTTGTTCCTGTTCGGAGCCTTCTTCTGCACCCATCAGACCCAAGATAGCGTCGGCTGCACCACCTACAGTTAACTCTGGACTACCGGATTCCGGTGTCGTTCCTTGAGTATCGCTCATTTTTTCTTTCCTAAATTATATCGGGAACCGCCCGAAACGGGTTACAAAATCTTTAATCTTTTCTCCTCGATGAGCCTGTTTGCTGAAAGCCCTTCCAAGTAAGTCTCAATTAATTCCAATGTCCGTAGCCGCATATAAGCAGTCTCTCTGGACTGAAGATCAGCGTAATCGCTAGTTGCGAACTTATTAAGTTCAGCAGTCCTAAGATCAGTCATCATTTCTTGAAAGAATTCATCCTTCAGTAGATTCTCAGCCCAGATAACTTTACTCATGATGTAAGGCTTCCTAGCTCTTTGATTGCCTTCAGAACAATATCAGCCTGACGTTGGCGAGTTTCTTCATCTGCCAAGTCCATCGCTAAGATAGCCTGTAGCTGCTTAACAGCTA